TTTTAGATCAAATTCTTCAATATAATCTAAAATTTCCTGGTGCAATTGTTTATTCATTCTAAAATTTTGAACTTTACGTGTTTTATTTTCTTTAATTGATACAAACCCTTTTTTTACATCCGTTACCCTTAACTGAAGTAAATCTTCAGCTCTAAAGGCTGTATTAAATCCAATTAAGAACAACATATAATTTCGATAAGCAAGATAATATTTAATCTTTGTTTTTGCATGTTCTTTCTTTTGTAACAAATAAAGCATTACTGTTTTTAACTGCTTTTCACTTTTGATTGGTAAAGTTGCTTTTTGTCCTCCAAAATATTTGATTTTTCTAATTCCCATGTAATCACCTGTCTTTTATATTTCTAACGATAAATACTCCAACTAAATTATTTGTGTATTGACATTTTTTCTTGCCAACACATTCTAGCCATCCCTTTTGCATCATTTCCGTAATTCTAGGAGCAGACACATTTCTTTCATCAGTTTTGCTATACCCTCTTTTTTTCATTTCAATAGCAATTTCTTTTGCCGTCATTGGTTTATCAAAATCATTTAGTATTTCAATAATTTGAAAATAGTGATTTTTTTTATTTACTTTTAATTCTGCTTCTGTTTTTGTTTCTGCTAGAGGATTTTGGCCATATCTTCTTGGAATTATTTCGTCCATCACATTCCTCCTTAATAATTTCTTTTAAAGTTTTAACCTGTTGTCTTAACATCTTGTTATCTTTTTTTAGTTTAACAATTGATTGGTCATCATTGATCTTGTTATAAATAACCTCAAAACACTCTTCTTTAACATCACTTAACAATGTTTCATATTTGATTAAAAGTGCATTGTATTGTTTTTTTAACTTGAAATAATCAAATAATTTTTTCTTTTCTTTCAAAACTTTATTTTTCTTCATTAACGTCACTCAACCAATCATAATCAAACAATTCAACCTTTTCTTCTTCTGAATTATTATTTTTACTGCTCTTAGGCTTTTCTTTTTCTTTAATTTGTTCCAAAGTATTAAAACCTGCCTTATACCAGTTATTTAAAATTTTACAAAGATAGTTAATGTTATAAGCTCTATACATTTTGCAATACTCAATAGCATATGCAATTATTCTTAAGTCATCTTTAAAGATATTTATATAATTATCTAATTTTTCTAATTCAATAGAACTTATATTAGAATTTATAGTATTAGTATATAAACTAAATATATAATCTTTAGTTATATTTTTAATATTATAATTAGTATTAATATTTATATTATTATTATTTATATTTTCATCTTCATTTTCATTTTCCATATGTGCATCATATGTTTTTGATATGTTTTCATATGTAGATGACATGTCAACCTTATCTTCAGTACGTTTTTTTCTGTTTTTTGCCCTACTTTCCGAATATTTCTCTCTTTTATCTTTTTCTCTATCTAGCCTTTTGTTATAGAAAAGACCTTTTTTATCTTGTTTAAAATGAGAGATAACGGAGAGAAAAATTTTATTTTTTTTACAAATATTTTTAATTTCTTCTTCAGTTAGATGACCTTTTTGATGTTGCATACATAAAACTCTTATATAAGCACCAACTTCTTCATTATTCATAAATAACGTTCCTGTAATAAAATCACTTGTATAAAATAAGAATGCTGGATTTTTCATATCCTATACTCCTAAATAATTAGCAACTTCAGAACTTGATCCACATATTTTTATAATTCCACCATGACATTCATAATCACCAACTGGTGTTTTACCTATTGTTTTAACAGTAAATAATTGACATATAGCAACTATGTTAATGAATGCTATCAATATTAATAAAATAATAATTTTAATCTTACATTTTAATCTATATTTTTTCATTTATCTTTTTGTTCCTCTCTTTCATTCAAAAATACATATTTTTTTAAATTTGCATTTTATTTCATAATTTGATATAATATAAAAGTAGTTTTTTATTTATGTATTTGATTTATGGGATTTAGTGTGCATCCATAAATCTTTTTTTAATACATTCATATCAACCTCTTAAACAAATTTTTTGTTTTATATTTTTTGTAATTCTTGATTTTCTTCTTTTGTAATATCATTTATCATTAATTTTTTATCAAAATACCATCTTGGTACTCGACCTTTAATAATAATTGTTCCTGGATATTCTCTTTTTAATTTTGTATTTAAATTATTAATTAGATTGTAAACCGATGATTTACTTAATCCAGTTATTTTAATAATTTCGGTTGCATTATAATATTTCATTTTTTATTTCCTTTCTTATTTAGTTGTGTGGTTTAGTTTTCTATTTGATTTTTCGCACTTTTGCAATTGTCTTTTACCTCATTTTTTCTTATAATAAATATCATTAGAAAGTGAGGTGTGTATATGTCAGATATTGCTAAAGAAATTGTTATTGCAATGCTTCAAAACGGTTACATTACTAAAAGCAGTAGTAATGAACAAAGCATAAAAGATGTTAGTGAAGCATACAAAGAAATTTATAAACAAGTTCGTAATTGCAAAAATAATATTAATGAAGATTAGATTTAATTCTAGTCTTTTTATTTAAGTAAAATTTCAATTAATTTAACATCTTCTGTATTTAAAACTAATTTATTTTCAATTTTGTTATACAAATACATAATAACTTGATTTCTTAAATCTCTTAAAGTTATTTTTCTATCTTGATTCATGTGTCCTCCTATTCTGTTTTTCACTTATAGTGAATTATAATGGTAAAAAAAATTCATTTATATTGCATCCTATTACAAAAGCTATCTCATTTAATTTATTAATAGAATAATTAAACGGATGATTTTTAATTTTTATATATGTTCTTTCAGTAATAGACAATTTCTTAGATATATCTGAATCTGTTAGCCCATATCTTTTTTGAATTGCTTTAATGTTTCTAATAACTTGTTCTTCTGATGTTTCCATTGTTACCTCCTATCTAAACTAAGAATACTTCACTTTAAGTGAAATGTCAATATTTTTTCACGAAAAGTGAATATATTGTTGTAAATTTGTGAATTTTAGGCTATAATTTATTTGAAAAGGAGGAAAGATGAAAAATTATTTTGCAAAAAATATTGGTTATTTAATTGATAATAACATAATTAGTGTTGAAACAATATTAAAAATAACACATCATAATAGTCCTAGTTTAATTTCTATGTGGAGATCAGGAGAAAGAAATATTATGACAAATGATTTAATTGCAATAGCTAATTTTTTAAATTATACAGTCGATGATTTAATCAATAAAGATCTAAGTAAAAAAGATACTGAATTATCAAAAAGTCAACTTGATATTTTATTTGACAAACATAAAGATATATTAACAGATGATGATAAAGAATATATTAGATTCATAATAGAAAAACGAAAAAAAGAAATTGATAAGGAATTGGATGGTGAATAATGAATAACTTTAATGATGAAAATAAATTAACAGCATTGATTTTATGTGCATTATTCGGAATTTTTGGAGTACATCATTTCTATTGTGGAAATAAAAAGATTGGCTTATTATATTTGTTAACTTTTGGTTTGCTAGGATTAGGATGGTTTATAGATTTAATAATTTTATTAAAAATGAATTTTACTGATAAAAAAAGAAAACCTATAAATAATAATATTCCTATTAGAACTGATTATATTCCTTTTGAAATTCCAAAGGATGCAGTACCTCTTGATGCATACTTATATTCCTATAGAGAAAGAATGACAGATAATGTTGTAAAGGACTATGTAGTGTTTGATACTGAAACTACTGGACTTGAGCCTAGAGTTGATAAAATTATTGAAATATCTGCTATAAAGTTCATTGATAATAAAGAGGTTGACAGATTTTCAATGTTGGTTAATCCAAATAAAAAAATTGGTCAGTTCATAACAGAATTAACGGGAATAAGACAAGAAGATTTAGACACACAGCCAACAATAGAGGATGTAATACCGAAGTTTTTTGAATTTATTGAAGACTATACGTTAATTGCACATAATGCGGAATATGATATTGAAATGTTAGCAAGTGAATGCTATAGAAGTAATATTAAATTATGTGACAATAAAGTAATAGATACATTAGAACTTGCAAAGAAAATAATTCCACGTAATAGTATAGATAATTATAAATTAAAAACATTAAAAGAATATTTAGGACTAGATAACATTTCACATAGAGCATTAGCAGATTGTGAAGTATGTTCTGAAGTATATAAATTTTATTTGTCTAAACAAAATGAGAACAATTAAATTAATAAAAAAGTATGCTAGTATAGATACTTAATATATAAAATAAGGAATAAATAAGAGGTATTAAGTATGATTTTAAATTTATTAAAGGGTTTTATAACTCAACAAGAATTATTATGGTATTACAATGCTAACATATCTTATGCTAGCCTAGAAAATGGTATCAATGGCTTCGTTTTTAATTATAGAGATGTAAATAATATAGTGATTAATTCAAATCTATCTAAATATAAAAAAAGAAAGACAATATTGCACGAACTTGCACATATTGAACTTTCTCATTTACAACAAGATAAAACGTTACTTGAATTTCATAGAGAAGGATTTGAAGATGAAGCTGATAGATATATAAAAAAATTATTAGAATTAATATAAAAAGATAGCACCTACTGCAATAGGTACTATCATAAATAGAAAAACTTATATAAATTTATCCACACAACTAGATAAGAATTTTTTAATGTTTTTCTATGTCTTATTATACTAAAATTATCATTTAATAACAAGAAAGAAAGGGTAAAAATGGATAAAATATACGAAAAAACAAGATATGATAATATATATAGACATACAAAAAATGGTAATTATGTCATTAGGCATAATAATACTACTATTTCAAAAATAGATGGCAAAAAAATATATGATATAAAATTTGCAAAAGATTATAAAGCTAAATTAGAATTGAATATTAAAAATGCTAAAGTAGACAATAGCTCTTATATATTTAAAGATCTTTGGAAAGAATATTTGTTTTATTGTAAAGAAGTAATGAAATTATCATATAATACATTAAAAAAGAAAAAATTATTTTATGATTGTTATTATAAAGAATTAGAAAATAATAAAATTAATAATATATTAAAAGAAAATATAATCGATTTCATCAATTCTCAAAATACGACCAACAAACAAAAAAACGAAATATTAAAACATCTAAGAGCATTTTTTAATTGGTGTGAGAATGTCAAAGAAATAATATCTAAAAGCCCAACAACCAATATCAAATATATTAAAGTTCCTAAGGTTGAAATGAAATATTGGTCTATTGAAGAATTTTCAAAATTTATTTCCTATATAGAAAATGATACATCTGAAATTGGTCTTAGAACTAAAATATTAACGTTACTTGGTTTATATCTAGGCGACAGAATTGGAGAATCAAGGGCTCTCACTTGGAACTCAATTAATGAAGCACATTGCACAATTCAAATTTTGCATTCTATTAATTATGATACAAAATCAAATGATTTTTTGTCATCAACAAAAACCTACTCTTCTGATAGAATTGTTGATGTATCACCAAAATTAATTCAAGAATTGCAAAAGTACAAAGAATATTTAATTTCAAAACAAATGAATATTAAAGATTTGATATTTTATAATTATAATACAAATAGACCATATAGTGATGTATCTTTAAGGAAGGCTTTTTACAAATATTGTGATTTAGCAAATGTTCCTAGAATAAGAATGTATGATCTTAGACACACTTATGTTGCATTAATGATGGCTGACGGTTGGAAATTATATCATATTTCAAAAAGACTTGGCCATAGTAATTATGCAACAACAGTTAACAAATATGGTCATTTAGAAAATAAAATAAGAAAAGAAATAGCAAAAACAACCGACAAATTTCTATAAAAAAAATTACCATGAAATTACCACGGAGCAGGTGGAAAACATGGAAAATTACCATAAATTTTAAATTATAAAAACTAAAAAAGCCTTAATTAAAGGCATTTTATCAATTTTATTGGTGACCTGTATGGGGTTCGAACCCATAAATGTAGCCTTGAGAGGGCTATGTGTTAACCATTTCACCAACAGGCCAAATAAATATAACAATATTAATATATCACATTAAAACAATTTGATACAACCTTATTTTTTTAATTTAACAACAAAAAAACATATCATTTATCTTATTTACTAAGTTCATATGTTTTTTACAATTATTTTTAATATCATTAATTTTTTCATGAGTAGTAGGTATTTCTGTATATTGAGCAGAATCCATTAATTTATTTACATCATCTAATTTTATTTCATATAAACTTTTTATTTTATTAAGTTTTTTAATAATTCTTCTCTTTCATTTACACCATTATAATAAATTTTATCAATCATAATTTTTATCTTCTTTTTTATCACAACTATAAATTACTCAATAATATATATGAATTATGTCAAAAAAAAGCACTCTTTTGAGTACTTTCATAATTATTTTATTTCAATAGTTTTCTTAGTTTCAGCTTTTTCTTCTTTAGGAACAGTAATATTTAAGATACCATTTTCAAATTTAGCATCTATCTTATCAACATCAACATCACCTAAAGCAAAAGATCTACTAAATGAGCCATATGTTCTTTCTTTTCTTATGTAATTCTTTTTGTTCTCCTTTTCCTCTTTTTCTTTAGAAGCACTAACAGTTAAATAACCATCTTTAACTTCTAATTTAATATCTTTCTTATCGTATCCAGGTACATCCATTTCAACATGGTACATACCATCCTCCTCATAGATATCACATTTTACATCATTTTTTCTTACAACTGGTTTAAAGAAATCATCTAAATCATCATCGAAGAAAAAACTTCTTGGGATTATATTCATAATCTAATCACTCTTCCTTTCACAATTATAGTTATACCACTCTAATTAGCACTTGTCAAGTAAAAGTGCTAAAATATTTTTAAATATTTAAATTTATCAAATTAGATATATCATTATTAAACAAATAAACAATTAAATTTTTATTTATTTTATTAACTTCTTCCTTAAGAATATCTAAATTTTTTAAACAAATATCTTTTCTATACAAAAGAATATCCTTAAAATTAAATACACCAATACTTTTCAAATACTCTAGCACTTCTCTAATATTTTGCTCATAATATCTAAAATTATTCACATCAACATCTTTAAAATTATAATTTATAACGTTGAAGTCTTCTTCTGTAATATATTCCTTCAAATAATCTATCATTCTACTATACCTCTATATACAACTTTCTTTAACATATCATATTCATATTCATTTAAATCCATATTATAAGTAAGAGCATATAATAAAGCATTTTCTTCCTTAACCTTATTATCAATTAAAGCTTTAAAAACACTATAAGTTTTAATTCTAGATACAATTTTATTATTAAAAACTAATTCTGTTTTTCTTTTAATACTTGCAAAATAAGATTCATTAAAAGTAGTAATTCTCATACCAGAATCAAGTAAACTTAATATTGGATGTTCTTTAATTAATAAATTAATTTCACTATCGTTTAAAACATTACGATTCTTAATAAATTTTTCATACTCATAATTAATCTTATTTGGACTATCATCTTTAACATTATCCCATATATTTAAATTATTTTTATATGCAAATAATATTCTTTTAATAATAAGTGACTTAATATTTCTTAATGTTAATTCTGGTTTATCATGAATAAATTCACTATATCCCATTTCTATAAACATGTCTAAAGTTCTTGCCAAGTCATTAATAAGAAGTACACTAAAACTTTTATAATCTTCTTCATCTCTTAAATCAAAACCATAACTACATAATACATCAATATTTTTAAATAATAATTCATTATTAATAGATACAACATTTAAAGCATTTTTAAATAAATTATTAGCGTTAATTCCCATGTCATTAAGTTTATTATAGACATTAAGATTATCATTATAACTATTTAATAAAAACATTATATTATCACTAATAACAACATTAATATCATTAATACCACATAAATTTAATAGTTGAACATTATTAGTAAAATTATTAATTTCATCATCACAATAAACTAATGTATATCTTTTAAGGATTTGCTCTATACTTTTATCATTTAAACTATAATTGTTTCTTAAAATATCATTAACATCCCTAAATTTATTCAAATTACTTTTAGTTAACAAAAGCCCTAAAATTTTACCATTTTTATCTACATCTTTTAAAATACTATTATCATTTAAATATTCTAAAAATTCTTTTGTTTCATCAAAATTAAGGCTTTTTATCCCATCTGCATAAATACGACATACATTTTCATAATCAAAACCATAATCATTAAATAATTTTTTTATATCTTTAGTTTCTTCTCTTTTTAACTCAGACTTATCTTCAACTTTTCTTTTTTTATTAACCCTTGTCTTTTCTTTAGGAACATAATCAAAACTAACCATATTTTCAAAAGGAGTAACATTAATTGAATTACTATCTCCAACTTTCTTATAAACTACTTTTTTCTTTTCCTTTTTACTATATTTTCTAATCAAAGATATATTATATCTATTCAAATAATCCATAGCTTCTTCAAATAAAACATCAGCATCATCTTTTTCAAATAAATATATTATTTTCTCTAATAAATCATAGTCATTTTCTAAAAGACTTTTATTATTATCTAATCTATCTTTAAAATCTAATACATAATCTTTGTCGTCATCTTTAACATTAACAAAATCAGTAATCAATTTCTTAAATAAATTAATTGTGTTATTTTCACCATCATCTAATTTAAGATTAGTATAATCACCATTATATGACAACAATTTATTTCTAATTTCATTAAAATCTAATAAAAAGTCTTTCTTATTTTCATAATGTATATCATCAAGTAATTCTAATATTAAATTTTCACTTATACCAATAATGAAGTCATATATATAATTATAATTATCATTAATTTGAGATAAAACATCTTTAAAATAAGATCTATTTTTATTTTCATTTTCTTCTAAATATTTCAAATACTTATCCAATAATGAAATAATATAATCTTTTTCACTCAT